GCATGCTCATCATCGACGCGATCAGGTCCTGGCACGCCCACACCGCCGAGTGCCGCATGTTCGCCGCCGGCGCGCCCGGCCGCCCGTAGATGTCCTGGACCGCCTGGATGTTCGCGCCGATCGGCGGCTCGATGAACGCCAGCTGCGCCACGCGCTGCTCCCGCGGGCGGCTGTCCGCCGCGCGCTCCCGTCGGCCTGCGAACACCGCCACTACAGCCGCCGGTCCATCAGCAGCCCGAACACGCCCGCGACCAGCGCGGCCACCCCCAGCAGCGGCACCTGGCGGAACACCCCGTGCACGACCATCGCCGCCCCGGCCGTGAAGACCGCCGCGCCGCCGACCCCCGGCAGTCCCCGCACCAGCGTCCCCGCCGGGACCGCCGCCGCGTCAGCCGCGCCGCGCAGCCGCCCCCGCAGCCAACGCCACCGCCTCCGGGGCGCCGGCTGCCGCCCCGACCCCTCGCACCCGTCGCACGGGACGCCGTTGATCACCCGGCCGCCCTTGCAGTGCGGGCACGCCGGGCCCGGCAGGATCTGCACGGCCGCAGCAGCCAAGGTCACCGCCCCTTGTCGGAGATCTACAGCTATGGTGCCATGCGCGACGGCGAAAACGCGTCACCACCTGGAGGATTCAGACAGAACGCGTCACCACACCGTGTTCTCCCACTCGACCGGCTCCGTCAGCCGCGCCAGCGCGTCCACGCCCATGCACAGCGTGATCGCAGCGTCGATGTGGATCCGGGAACGGCCCTTGGACAGGGTGAAGCCCCGCTCCTGCTCGCGCTTCACCGCCGCGTTCACCTGCCGCGCCTCATCCGGGTCACCCGAATGCACGACCTGCTGCCTGATGATCATGTCGAAGCCCAGGCCGCACGCCGGGGCCATCGTCGCCGGGCCCTGGTCGAACTCGATCACCAGGAAGCCCTCCTCCTCGAGCAGGCGGGCGGGCAGCTCGAAGAACCGCGGGTCGTAGACCAGGCCCCGGTACCTCGGCCCGAGCTCCGTGGCGCGCGCCCTGATGTACTCCCACACCTCGAGGTGGTCGATCTTCCCGTCAGCCGGGTACCAGGTCCGGTTCACCGTGGCCACGCGGCCGTCGTCGAGCTGCGCCAGCTCCCGGACGGAGACGCTGTCGCGCTTGAGGGCCATGTCGACGGCCAGGACCGTGGGCTCGTGGCCGACGATCTCCCACTCGCCCTTGCATTTCGCCCAGGCGCCCGGGTGGTCCTTCAGCCAGGAGTCCTGCGATACCGGAACCCAGCGGTTCGCGTAGTAGCGGATCCACTCGTGATGCGCGAAACCCGGCTTCGTCCACTCGCGGACGCGCTTCTCGACGTTCCACAGCACCCCGGCCGCCGCGCTCGCCTGCACCACCGCCCTGCGGCGGTGCTCCGGGTCCTCGAAGTCGCCGTCGTCACCCTCCCGCCAGTCGAAGAGCATCCGCGGCTGCAGCGATGGGTCGAGCATCGCCTTCCCGCCCTCGAGGTACATGCCGCCCAGGAGGCTGTGCTCAACGTCGAAGCCTGCCGTCGAGATGTTCAGGACGCGGCCCGGGCCGCGCTTGACCTCCCGGCCGTCCGGCAGGCGGCACACGAGGTCCCGCTTGGACGTCGACTTCCCGATAACGGCATGCAGGCGGGCCTTCCGGTCTCCCACATCGCCCCATTCATGGACCTCGTCGCACACGAACAGGCTTGGCTGGCCGCCCTCGTTCGTGCCGGCCACCGCGGCGACTCTCCGCATGATTCCCGGAACGCCGTCGCTGCGCTTGATCTCGGTGTCGTAGACCTCCGCGTACCCGCGGAGCGGTGCTTCCCTCACGACCTGATCGCGGCCGCCCAGCATCGTCCCCGCGAACCCGAACAGCGTGTCGGCCTGCTCGAAGCTCGCTGCGGCGTTGATGATGTTCGGGGAGACCGGGGCGATCTGCGGCGGGCCGAACATCTCCAGGCACTCGATCGCCGCGACGAACGTCGTCTTGCCGTCGCCGGTCGCGGCACTCCTGACCGCGTTGTCGTAATGCCAGTAGCCGCAGGCTGGGCAGTACTCGTACCAGCAGTAGAGGAACCGCTTCTGGTCGGCTCGCAACACGATCGGCTTCCCGTACCAGTCGCCCTCGGCGCAGATCAGCATCGTCTCGATCCACCTGACCGCCCGCGGGCCCTCCGTCGGCCACAACTCGCCCGGCCGCGGCGCCCAGCCGCAGTCGACGCAGCCGGGGTTAGCCGAGGCGCGGGTCAGTCTCATCGCCGCCGCCCTCCTCGAGCATCGCGTTCAGCTCCGCCAGCGACCGCTGCGCCGAGGTGAACTCCAGGCCGAGGCGCGCCCGGTGCAGCGCCCCGATGCCGATCTGCGCCTCGCACTTCTGCGCGATCGCCAGCTGGGCGTCCGCCACGGCGTACAGCGGGTGAGCGACCACCTGGCCCATCGACCCCTCGGCCAGCGGCTCCGCGTCCGCCAGCTCGTAGGCGTGCTCCGCCCGGTGCAGCGCGCCGGCCCAGCGCAGCAGCACCGGCCGGTCCGCCGCCGACAGCAGCGACGACACCGGGTCCCGCCACATCGCGGCCCACGCCTTCCGCGTCTCCGGCGACCAGGGCTTGCCGTCGGCCCGCTTCGGCAGGCCGAACCTGCGCAGCTGCTCGGCCGCGGCGATCTCGGTGCGGCGGCCGTTGCGGCGGTCGACGGCCGTCCCGGCGGCCTTTTTCGTGCGCGGCATCGAGGATCACCCTCCGTAGGCGGGCGGGCAAAAAATTGAACGACGTGGTACCACGGAAAAACTTTGCCGCGGGCGCGGGTCCCAGGGGCTCGCCGCCCTAAAAAACGCCGTGGTGTCCGGTTCACTGTTCATGGGCGAGCCGTCCGCCGTCTGAGCTGTTGCACCGCCTGCACACAGCCATGATCGGCCCGTCTCCGCCGCCGCGGCTGCGCGGCACGACGTGACCGGCGGTCCTGGGATTGGCCGCGGTGAACGGCTCGCCGCATGTGCCGCGGTGCTGCGGGCATCCCCGGCACTGGCATGTCGCGGCGGCCTGGTAGGCGGCGTCGGCCTGCTTGCGGCGGCTGTGCGCCCAGCCGAGACCGCGGCTGCTGCTGGATGGCCTGGCCTGCCGCGCGCGGGTCGCGGCTGGCTGGCACCGCGGGCAGCGCTGCGTGCGCGTGGCGTCGCGGTCGAACAGCTTGCCGCAGCCGGCAGGCGTGCAGCCAGCGCAGCCGGTGCAGATGCAGAAGCGTTTCGGCATGTGCTCATCACGTTCGGCTAGCGGTATCGAAGTCGCAGTTGCTTGGCTCGTACGGATCGCCGTCGCCGTCGCAGGACATGTGCACCCGGCCGCCGGCGTCCTGGTAAGGGCCGAGAATGTGAGACGGGTTCTCCTTGCTATGCACCACTGCGGCATTCCATTCGTCGGACTCAGGCAGCGCGGCGGCTTCCATTGCACTCATTTCATCTCCTGTGGATAAGCTCGCGCTCGCGCGCACGGTTCCAGCTGTAGGTGTACGGTCAGTTACCGGTGGGTTGAGGTGGTTTTGAGATGGTTTTAAGGTCAAGATCAAGGAGCGCGCGACCGCGTAAGGCGGTCCCGTGGTCCCGCCTTGGCGGTCCTGCAGTCCCGCCTTGTCCTGTGGATAACCCGGCTTAAGGCGGTCCTGCAGTCCCGCCTTCGGCTAGCTTGTCCACAAGCCCGTAGGCGACTGCGGCGCCTCTCGCGAGTCTCGTGAATATGCCGGGGACCTGGTATTCGGCACGTTTTCCGGGGATGCCGTAGAGGGCGTTCCCGTGCTTATCTTCCGCGATTACGACGCGGAATTCGAAGCCTTTTTCAGCTAGTTTCTGGAGGTTTTTCCGGACGCCGGAATCTGTCATCCGGCAGCGCCTGTAAAGCTCGTCGGAATCGATGTACGCGCGGAGGGTGTCCTCCCCGGCGGCGTCGGCGATCATGAGCGCGACGACGAGCTCGCCCGACGTCCAGTCCTGCGGCGCGTAGTCGCGGATCTGGCGGTAGAGCTTGTAGCCCACGCTCACGTGTCCCGTCTCCCTGGGTAGCGGACAGGAGTGCGGCCCGCGCGGCCGCCGGGGTACGGATAGGGGTGCGGCCGCGCGGGCCTGCGGTGCCTCCCGGGGGGGTTAAGGAGGCACGTCTGGCGGTTTAGGTGTCGTCGTCACCTTCGCCGTCGTTGATTCCGCCGTCGGCATGGCTGAAGGCGGACTGGATTTCGTCTTCCAGCTCGAGCGCCAGCACGTGGCGGCCGGTCCGGTACTCCAGGGAGCGCCGCATCAGCCGCTGGGCGGCGTCCATGTCCTCGCGGAGGATGCCCTCGACCCGGCGGATCCGGATAACCGGGATCTTCTGATCGAGGTCGATGTCGTCCTCGATCAGCGGGCAGTCGACGATCGCGATGATCGCGCACATCCGCCTGGGGTTGCGGAGCATCCGCTCGGCGACCGGTCCGAGGCCGTTCGCGTCGCCCTTCGGCAGCTTGGACTGCAGCTTGGGCATCAGCCGGTGACCGCTGCCCACAGCTGGCCGCCGGCCAGGCCGCCGGTGGGCTCCGGATCCGACCCGGCGTCGACGCGGTGGCCTGCCCGGCCGTCACCGGCCTGCGGCCGGAGGTCCGACAGGTACAGGCCGCTCGCCGTGCCCTCCGGCGACGTCGGCGCATCCTCGAACGACACGAAGATCCCGTCGCCCACATCCGAGGCCGACTCGGTGAACGACTGGAACGGGTTGTACTTCCCCGGCACCGTGTTGCACGGCCGCAGCTCGTCGGGCTGGCCGGCCGACGGCGCGATGTCGGATACGCACATGCCGGATGGCTGGCCCTTGGGTGCGTACTCGATGTTGACGTAGGCCTGCGTCGTCGGGGCCTGGCTGCCCGCGTAGGTGTAGATGCTCACCGAGCTTGCCGGGACCGGGATGATCTCAATGTCCTCCGCCGGGTCGCTGCCGGTGGCGGTGTACACGATCAGCGGGGTGTCCGGCGCCGTCGACTGCCGGTACACGTCGAGGTCGAATCCGCCGCCGCCGGGTGTCTCCCAGCTCGAGCAGCCGCCGTTCGGGATGGCGTTGCACTGCACGGTCGCCGCGTGCGCGGTGGTGACGCCCATGACGGCGAGCGCGGCGGCCAGGGCAATGGATGCCAGATATCTCATCAGCCGTTGCCTTTCCTGTTCAGTGGTCGTAGGGGGTTGGAGGGGGCTAGTCGGCGACCAGGCGCTCTTGGTCGGCCTGCTCGCGCTGGCGGCGGAGCACGTAGGTGCCGGGCGCGATGCCGGTGGCGCCGTGCTCGGGGTGGAGCAGGTAGGCGGGCTCGGTGCATTCGAGGACGCCGATGTCCTGGCCGGTGGTGGTGTTCGCGGGCCCGAACGTTGCGGTGCCCGGGCGCCCGGCGAACAGGCGGTGCTCGTGGCCGGATCCGACGGCCTCGATCACGGCGACGCCGGCCGAGGGAACCGGCTTGACGTCGTACGCCTCGGTGAGGGAGCTGGCGACTTCATCGGTGCCGTCCGGCGACTGGCCGATCGGGATGATGAGGAGGTCGCCCTGGGCCTGGAGGCCGCCGAGGACCGGGACCTGCGCCTCGGCCTCGAGGTGCTCCAGGACGGCAAACCCGGTGGCCTTGGTGATGTCAGCGAGCGTGTTCACTGGTGATTCCCTTTCTTGGTGGTCAGGTACGGCGCTGCATCAGCGCGTACTGGTCCCTGGTGAGGCCCGCGGTCCACGCGGCGGCCTCGAGCGGGTCTTTGATGTGGGCGGGGACGGTGAGGCCGTAGCGCCGCCTGGTGCCGTCCCGCTCGGCCGATCCGTTGGTGCACATGAGCAGGCGGACCCGAGAGCCCCACAGCCGGTCAGGGACGTCGTACAGGACGAGGTGCTGGCCCGGGTTGCCCGGATCCGGTACGCGGGCGGTGCACAGCTGCGCGCTGCTCTTGGAAGTGCCTGGGACGACGCCGACCGGGACGAGGCCGGCGGCCTCGGTGAACCGGTCCCAGCCGAGCGACTCGATCGCGCACCGGCGGATCTCCACGTTCGGCTCTTGCGCGATCGCGTCGACGGTGGGCTGCTCGACGACCCACTGCGGGACGCGCCGGCCATGCCACGCCCAGAATCCCCACCCGTCCTGGTAGGCGAGCGCCGGCCCGTCGGCCGAGTGGAGGGCGCCATTGGCGTCGCGGCACAGCCGCGCGGGCCGGCCGGACATGATGACGGCGCCGCGGGTCGGTATCCAGTAGCCGAGCTCGGTGACGGCGTGGGCGAGCGCGGCGAGCTTGGATGATGTGAGCAGGCCGGCGATCGGCAGGGCGCAGTCGTAGAACGCGAGCCAGTAGGCGTCGCTCCACGGATTGAAGGCCTTGTAGATCCAGTCGTACATGTTTCCCCCGAGCTGGTCCCCGAGCTGGTCCCAGAGCTGGTCCCCGAGCTGGCCCCAGAGCTG